TTCTTATGGCTTCCACAACTATTGACCACGATACCGAACTATCCGCAGTAAATTCAATACTGGGAGCTATCGGACAGGCTCCATTAACCACTCTTAACTTTGATAACCCAGAGGTATCATTTATATATAATATTCTACGTGATGCTAATGTAGATATACAGGCAGAGGGTTGGCATTTTAATACTGAAAAACATGTTAGCTTTGCTCCTGATGCAGATGGTAAGATAAAAATTAGTAATGATATTTTATCACTTGATGCTCATGATAATTACGCAAAAAGAACTACTGATATAGTCAGACGTAACGGCTATTTATATAACAAACTAAAACACACAGATGTATTCTCAGGAAGCATTGATCTAGATGTTGTCAAACTATATGCTTTTGAAGATTTACCTACAGTATTTAGAAGACACATAGTATATAGAGCTTCGAGAGTAGCAGCTACACAGTTAGTAGCTAACCCACAACTTGTTAAACTTCTTGCATCACAAGAGAATTTATCAAGAGCAGCTCTTATGGAGTACGAATGTAACCAAGGCGATCATACTATGTTCAATACACCAGACGAGACTACATATTCCGCTTACGAACCTTGGAGGACTTTACCTAGATAATGGCAGGCATAACACAAACAGTACCAAGTTTTACATCTGGAATTTCCGAACAGCCCGATCACTTAAAATTCCAAGGACAGGTCAGAGACGTAGTAAATGCTGTACCTGATGTAACTTATGGTTTATTTAAAAGACCGGGCAGTAAGAGAGTAGGAACTGCACCACTAACAAACGTACAGTCGGGTGGCTCTTTCTTTCATTACTATCGTGACGAGATCGAAGGGTCTTATATAGGACAAGTAGCTGCTGATGGTCAGCTCAGAGTCTGGCGATGCAGTGATGGTACACAGATGACTACTATATATGGTACTGGTGGTCAGACTGCATTAACTAATTATCTTACAACAAGTGAACCAGAGAACTTACAGTTCCTTACTATCAACGACACTACCTTTGTTACTAATCGTGACAGCTCTAATGCTAACACTTTAGTAGGAGAAGCAGGGCTAACATTTGATAGACCTGAGCCTCACTGTGCTATGATTGAATTAATACGTACAGAAAATGGTAGACAGTATGGACTTAACATTTTTGATAGCAGTTCTACAGGAAATTTAACTACTGTAAAACGAGCTACAAAAGTAAAAATTACAGGTAACAGTTTCTACGAAGGCGACGGGTCAGGACATTGTCCCGGTATAGGCACAGAAGTATACTCTGTTACAGCAAAGAGCAGCTATGGCTCTACAGAAAACATATCAAGTGTTACAGATTCTAATGGTAGCACAGTTACCTCCGGAAAAAATAACCTAAATTTTCGAGTTACGGCTTTAGGTCAGCAAGGTATCAGCCCTAATTATAGTGCGGGTTCTAATGGACCGGGAGGTAGTAACTATAGATGTAGTTATAATTTAGAAGTTGTATTATTACATGGCGGAGAAGGTTGGGATGTAGGTGATGTTGTACGTGTTGTACCCGCTCACGCTACATCTGCTAACAACGGTAGCCAAGGATACATTGACGTTAGCGTTACTGAAATAGAAACTACTCAAGTTAAAGCTACATTAACTACAAATGGCGATGGATTAGTACGTCCCTCTCCTACACCTTTTGATGCTGATACAGCTGTAACGGCTGATACAATACTAGCCGGTATGGTTTCAGCTTTACCTACAGGTGTAACTGCTAAAGTGATAGGACCGGGTATATATTTATCTAGTAATAACCCATTTAACGTAGAGATTGTAGAAGAAGACCTTATGAGAGTCTTCCAAAAGTCTGTAAATGATGTAGCAAACCTACCTAATCAATGCAGACATGGCTATATAGTCAAAGTTGCTAACTCTAGAATGTCTGATGAAGACGATTATTACCTACAATTTAGGGGAGAAAACAACCTAGATGGTACTGGTTCTTGGGTAGAATGTGCATTACCTAACATAACAAAGACATTAACTAATATGCCTTTGGTTATACAGCGTACATCTGCTACTGAATTTACAGTTAGACAGTTTGATTATGCTGAAAGAGCCGTAGGAGACACAATAACTAACCCTATGCCTACATTTGTAGGAAAACGTATTAATAAAGTATTGTTTTTCCGTAACAGATTAGCTATATTATCAGCAGAAAACGTCATATTATCAAGACCGGGCTCGCTAGGTCAGCCTGATTTCTTTATAGAAACAGCTCTTACTGTATCTGCTAGTGACCCTATAGATATATCAGCTGCATCTATGTTCCCATCTGAGATATATGATGGTATAGAAATCAATGCCGGTTTATTAGTATTTAGTTCTAACCAACAATTCTTACTATCTACTGACGATACCGTACTTAACCCAGATACAGCAAAACTACGTAGTGTATCTACATTTAATTATAATATAGATGTACCACCATTATCATTAGGTACAACAATAGCTTACATAGATAACTCAGGTAAGTATAGTCGTATGAATGAGATGGCTAATACAGGAAGAGAAGCTGAACCTAATGTTGTAGAAATTAGTAAGCTAGTACCTTCTTTATTACCTAAAGATATAGATTTATTAACTAACTCAAGAGAAAACTCTATAATATTAGCCGCTAAATCAGGCACTGATACAGTATATGGTTACAAATACTTTGTTGTAGGCGAAAAGAAACAGCAACAAGCATGGTTTAAATGGAAATTAAATAACAACTTAAAATATCATTTTATTATTAATGATGATTATTTCTTTTTAGACGAAGATAATTTCTTACAAACTATTAAACTTATACAATCTGAAAACGACCCTGCTATTATTAAAGACGACGTTAATTACTTGTTACATGTTGATAATTATACTACCGTAACTGGTGGTGTATATGACCCACATCAAAACATAACTACTTTCTCTGGTGTTACATGGCTACCTAATGTAACGACTCCTAACTATGACCTAGTAATACTTGACACTGATTCTAGTGCAACTCGTGTAGGTCGTTATGCAAAGCCTACAGTATCAGGTACAAGCTTTACTGTTCCCGGTGACTGGTCAGGTCAGACATTAACAGTTGGTTACCTCTACGAATATCTGGTAGAGTTTCCCAGAATTTATCCAGTACGAGTACAAGGAGAAGTTCAACGAGCTGACGTTAACTCGTCACTTGTAGTACATAGACTTAAGTTACATTTTGGTAAAGTAGGTTTATACGAAACTACAATCAAACGTGTAGGAAAAGATGACTACACAGAAATATATGAATCTACAGTTCTAGATGAATATGATGTATCTGATGCACCATACTTACCAGAATATATTAAAACAATTCCTGTGTATGAAAAGAACAAGAATGTAGATGTATTTTTAAAATCTAGCCACCCTGCTCCCGCTACATTGAGAGCTATGGCATGGGAAGGCGACTTTTCACCAATGTTTTACAGACGTGCCTAATTACATTCACCCAATTACATATGAGGCTGCCTTAGAGGTAGCCACCAACTTACGCTCAGACGACCGCAGAGAGGTGGTAGAGGGTCATGGGTTAAATCCTATGATCTTACTACCTTTGGCGGCTGAGGAAGGCTCTGCTGTGTATTTCACAGTACCAGACGGCAAGACTGCCGGACTAGCAGGAGTCGGCGATGGCGGAGCAATCTGGATGTTATGTACTCCAGAGATTGAACGCTATCCCATCACATTTGCAAGAGAAGCGAAGCGGTTTGTCGATAGCCGTGAAGAGCCTCTATTGTGGAACATAGTAGACTGTAGAAATACAGTACATCTAAAACTCTTAAAGTTTTTAGGGTTCAAGTTTTTACGTAAAGTAACACATGGACCAAATAATTTACCATTTATAGAATTTTGCCGTGTGCGTAGATGCTAATGCGGGTGCAAGACATGCAGCCCGACAAAGACATGCAGAGAAAGATGCTAAGTATCGCTCTGAGTCTCTAAAATTTTTTAACAGAGAAGCTCAGGCTGTAAAAAACCAAGACATAGCTGCAAGAGGTTTTAGTCGTAGTATATCTGACGATTACCAAAGAGCCTTATATAACCAAGGGCAGGCTTTTAGAGCTATCGAAAAAGGTTATGCAAGCTATTTTAAAGGAGATAAAAATACAGCTAAAGCCTTTGAAGCAGGCAGATCAAGAACTGCCGGTAAAAAAAATCTAATTGCTCTATTACAAGCTCGAGGAAAACTTGAAGCCGGAATAGAAAATGAATTTGGTGCTAACATGCAAAGAAGATTTGTAGCACAAAGAAGAAAATATCAAAGTGTACTTGCAAGCAATAGGCAGGCACTTGGTATCAGACCAGAATACGGAGCACCTGTATTAATGCCTCCTAGTGATAGACTTAGTGGTGCATTAAGCATTGCAAGTTCTGTTGTTAGTATATTCTCTGGTGGTGTAGGTGCTATAGATACAATTAAAAACTGGTAAACTCATGAGTACAAGATTAACCGAAAGCTATTACGAGTCTATGGGTAGGGGCAAAGGCGTCCCCTACATGGACCCCACCCTTAACTACGAAGACGTAGAGCCTGACTTAACTAAAGCAGTCAATAATAACATTGACGAACAAATTAAAGATAGTCAACAGTTTTTTAGAGATAATATAACACTTTTTAACCAATCTTTACAAGCTAAAAGCAAGAGGTGGAGTGACCTCGCTAGCATAACCCAAGATGGGGCAAAACTTATTAAGGCTTATAAAGGTCACAAAGAGAATCGAGGTGAGTTAAAAAGACTTAGCGATCTCGGTCTGGACAAAAACTGGATTAACAAATGGGTTACAGATAAAAACACATTTGATGAATTAGACGCAGAAGTATTCAAAGATATAAAAGTAGAATTAGGTGTAGCCGAACAAGCAATAAATAATGTAGGGGAGTATAATGTAACAAATGAAAAAGGTGAAGTTCTTTTTACACTTGATAATACAAACTTCGGTAACTTTAAAAAAACTATACAAGCCACTACTGAACTTAGAGGAGGTTATGCCGCTAAACAGGTTGGAATATTAGTACCCGGTTTTTGGGAAATAGTATACACCGATATGCGTCACAGAGAAACAGGTTTACTTTTTCACCAGTTAACTGACCCTGCTCAAAAGCTTGAGTTTATGGAAGAAGCAGGTGGATTATTATTAAGAATAATAAAAGAGAATAATCCTAGAATTAGTGATGGAGATTTAATTAACGAAGTTCTACCTTTAATTAAGAATGAGATTAAAAGTAAGTTAGGAAGTGGCAATGTCATTGACCAAGCTGCTGCAACTCAAGATGCAAATAACAGAGAACTCCTATCTAATGCTAATATAGTATTGTCTACCGTTAATAATAGTCTGAACAAGGTAGACGCATTTGACCAACTTCTTGATAAAGACAACGGTCTAGTTAAAATTTTAACAAATCATTATAAAGGAAAAGGTTTTAGTGACAATGATGCTTTTGATAAAGCTTTAGGAGACTTTAGAAAAGCTGTAGTGTATGCTCATAATTATTTAGGATTAGAAGAAGAACATTATTTACATCTTACAACAGAATATGAGTTTCAACATTCTGACGGAAGAACAGTAACTTTAGCAACTATAGGTGACCCTCGAGTTGATAAAATGTTACTGGCGATGGATAAGGAAATTAACGATACTAATGCTAAGAAAGAATTTAATAGACAAGAATTATTATTAGAAGAAATTAAAAATAGAACTATTGAGAATCCCGGTGCACCGATGACATTACAGGAGTTATTATTATTTACCCATCCTGACATGCGTCAATCTGCATACAATCTTTATCAGACAAGCACAGGAGCTTTAACAATAGGTTACGACGACACAACTCAATCAGTCAGTCTAATAAATCAGGCTGCTCTAACGCATGCTGCAACAGAGGGCTTAGGTCCAAACGAAATTACACAGCAAAGAGCCGGATACTATATCGGTTTAGAAGCAAACCAAGTATTTGCTGAAAAAGTTAATAACAACATCAAAAAACTTAACATGAGTCAGGCTGATGCTGTTATCAAAGCTAGAACTGATGTACTAGAAATGATTAAGAAGGGTGATTTTAATGCATCAGTACCTTCTGCTGAAGATGGAATTGACCCAAGTAAAACTTTGATGACAAATGCTGCACTAATAAAAGAGCATGGCAACGACACATGGTTAAATCATAAAGACGCACATTCCGGAGAACTAGACTTTGTAGAAGAGACTGTATTAATGGTTAGAAATGGTGGGGATGTTCCTTCATTATATGTTAACCTAGCAAAGTATTTTCCTCAGTTTGATGCTAGAGGTCTCGCTGTTCATAGAGCTAAATTACTTGGATTTCTAGACGATGATGAAGCTAATGCGTACGTTATTCCATTCAATCCAAAAGTTAATAGTTTTTTAAATAGAGAGCTGACAGATAAACCTAGCCCTCATAAAACTTACCAAACTTTAACAGGTCATATAAAAGATTTTGCGGGTCTAGTTGAAAGACTAGAATTACCAGAAATGAGCAATTTTGGAGGAGTCGACGCTTATTTTAATAAGAAAACTAATTCTTACAGTAACGAAGCTCTTTCTGAAATGACTATGCCACAGCTTTTAGAGTTTTTAAGAGATGGTGACAATGCCGATAGAATTGGAATCTACGGTATTAGACGAGATAATTTTCTAATGCTTTTTAAGTTTATGGAAGAAGATGGTATAGATTTAACTGGTACTCCAGATAACCCTGTAATTTTTGATAAAGCTTTTCAAGATAGACTTATTACATATGCTGCTTATCACGAAAATAAAAAGACATTTCAGGTTATGGGTGATGTAAGTTGGATAAAACGTATACCTCTAGATGGTAAAGATGCAGAAACTTACTTTAAATTATTCGGTAAGATTGAAGATAAAGATAATGACGGAAACGTCTGGAATGAAATTCAGTATCTTCTCAGATACGCCGCAGACTACAAAGTAGATATGGACACAAATGGTTATGACAAAGAAAAGGAGGATAAAGAATGACGTCTTCCTATGATGGGCTTGAACCAGATTTAGATGAAATTAGAAAAGGAATCGAAGAAACTCAGCTAGAGAATGATGCGTTTGATAAGCAGAGTGCTGACGAAGCTACAAGAATTGACAATTATAATGCAACTCAAAAAGACCCAAGGCTTGCAGACCAGTGGGGTATAAAAGGAGTAGCTAAGGAATTGCAATCTAGTCTTTCTGGAGGTCTACAAGACACAGCATCTTCTGTAACTACTTTCGCTGAACGTACAGTTGATGCGTTTTCTGGCGAAATGCAGAGAGAAAAAGAAGAGAAAGGGTATTATGCTCCAGAGTGGGACCCTTTTATCAACAAAGATGACCCTATTATTACTAAAACATGGTGGGGTCAACTTCTTCGAGGAACAGTTCATTTTGGTTCACTAGCCGTAGGTACTGTATTAGCCGCTAAAGGGCTTGCAGCTACCGGAATACCGATCTTAGCAGGTGGTGCAACAGCACTGTTAGGAGCCGGTAATATAACAAGAGCTATAGCGATTGGTGGTATGTCTGACTTAATATCTAAAGAGTCAGACGGACACAACGCTTTAGGAGCTATGCGAGATAGATATGGTTGGATGGATACACCATTAAGTACTAAAGAAACAGACCATCCTATTATGATGAAATTTAAAAACATCGTAGAAGGTATGGGTATAGGATTAGCATTTGATGGTGTTGGTTATCTACTAGGTAAAGGCGGTAAAGCTGTTAAACGACAGATTATACGTCGTAATGGTAGTATAGAAAACCAAACAACTACAGCTGCGTTAGCACAAATAAGACGTGCAGAAGCAGAATTTCGTGCAGATAAAAATAAACCTTTTGCCGCTAGGCATCAAGGTGCACATATATCAGAAGTTGACGCAGGCGATGCAAGAGAACAACTAAAACGTACTCGTACAGACTGGGGCTCAGAAGATGGGTCAACTGGTAGCGTTACAACTGCTGTTGAAAGAGAACGTGTTGCTAAGTATAGTGGCACAACAGATGAAATCGTTGAGTCTACATTACGTAGCTTAATGAGTACAGATAAATTTGCTAGAGAATTAGATGCCGTAAAAGGCGATAGAAGATTATTAGGCGAAATCTGGAGAGATTCTATTGAAGCTTTCCATCAAATAACTAAAGGCAGAAGTCCTATGGACATGTCGCCTGACGAGTATTTACAAGATTTGTTTAATAAGAAACCTGCTACTATACCTCTAGGAGAAGAAGTCTATGAAACATGGGCGGGTGAAACAGTTGTCACCGCTGACTTAGTTGTAGGCTCTTTACTAAAACAATTACGAGATACTGGAATTGCA